ACGGAGATAAAATAGCCACAAAAACAAGAAGCGTAAAAACAAAAGACTTTTCTTGGCAAGGAAACACTTCTGAAACTGTTTTGTTTGGTCAACAACTATTTAAAAAAGGAAAGTATCTAACCATAACAGAGGGTGAATGTGATGCTATGGCATCTTATGAACTCATGGGTAGCAAGTGGCCTGTAGTGTCCATTAAAAACGGAGCAGGAAATGCAGAAAAAGATATCAGAAATAGTTTAGAGTTTATAGAAAGTTTTGATAATGTTGTTATTTGTTTTGATAATGACAAGCAAGGCAGAGATGCATCTAAAAAAGTAGCAAGACTTCTTAAACCAGGAAAAGCAAAAATAATGTCTTTACCTAAAGGATTTAAGGATGCTAACGACATGCTCAAAGAAGGCAAGTTTGTAGAATTTACAAGTTGTTGGTGGGATTCTAAAACATATACACCTGCAGGAGTCATAAATGTTTTCGACAAGAAAGAAGCTTTTCACAATAGAAAAAAGAAACCTACAATTCCTTTTGCTTGGGAAGGCCTAAACAAAAAGATATATGGTCTTCAAGCAGGAACTTTAATGACTCTTACAGGAGGTACAGGACTTGGAAAGAGTAGTGTAACTAGAGAGTTGGAACATTGGTTAATCAAAACAACTAATGATAATGTAGGAATTATTGCACTAGAAGAAGACTGGAGAAGAACTGTTGATGGTGTCTTATCCATTGAGGCCAACGCTAGATTGTACATTGACCATATAAGAGAGCAGTTTTCAAAAGATCAAATAGATTCTTATTTTGATATTTTAACCGATAAGGACAATAACAATAGACTTTGGGTACATTCTCATTTTGGAACAAACGATATAGAAGAAATTTTTTCTAAGCTTAGATTTATGATTGTAGGGTGTGATTGTAAATGGGTTGTAGTAGATCATTTACATATGTTGGTTTGTGCTACAACAGATGGAGACGAAAGAAGGTCGATTGATGCGATAATGACTAGACTCCGTAGTATAGTTGAAGAAACAGGCGCAGGGCTTATCCTGGTATCTCATTTAAGAAGAGTCGATGGAAACAAAGGTCATGAAAACGGAATACAAGTTAATTTAAGTCATTTAAGAGGAAGCCAAAGTATTGCTCAGTTAAGCGATACTGTGGTTGCATTAGAAAGAAACCAACAATCTGATGATCCTGAAGAAGCAAATACAACTGTTCTTAGGGTTTTAAAATCTAGATATACTGGTGATGTGGGATATGCAACAAGCCTTTTATATGAAAAAGAAACAGGAAGACTGAGAGAAGTTAAAGCTGAACCTTTTGAAAACGATCAAGGAGATGCTATATGGACTTAGTTTTCGACATAGAAACAGATGATGTCCAAGCCACTAAGGTTTGGTGTATCGTTGCTCAAGATACTGGCTCTAGTGAAATCTATAAGTTTGCTCCTCACCAGCTGGAGTCAGGTCTTGAGTTACTTCAATCAGCAGAAACATTAATCGGACATAATATAATTGGCTTCGATATTCCTGTTATACATAAACTTTTAGGTGTTGATTTATCTGATAAAAAACTCATAGATACTTTGGTTTTGTCTAGATTATTTAATCCTGTTAGAGAAGGTGGCCATAGTTTAGAAATGTGGGGATATCGATTAAAGTATTCTAAGCAAGATTTTAATGATTATACTAATTATTCAAAAGAGATGATGAATTATTGTGTAAGAGATGTGCAATTAAATACTTTAGTTTTTGAAAAACTTAAAGAAGAATCAAAAGGTTTCTCTAGCGAAAGTATATACATAGAGCAAGAAGTTTCAAAAATCTTAAAAAAACAAGAAGAAGATGGTTTTCTCTTTGATCGTTATAATGCAGAAATATTACTTGCAAAGCTTAGAGAAAAAATGAGAGATGCTGAAGATCAAGTACATAAAGTTTTTAAACCTAAACTTGTTGATGTCAAAGAAGTTACTCCTTACATTAAGAAAGATGGTAGCCTTTCTAAAAGAGGACTTACAGATGAGGAATATAATAAAGTTTTTTCTGATATTTTACTGCAACAAAAAGAAATTGACGATAAAGGAGAAGTAATTATTCCAAAACCAAAGCCTTTTATGAGAAGAAAATTACAGGATTTTAATCTCGGAAGCAGAAAACAAATAGGAGAATACTTACAAGATTTTGGATGGAAACCTCAAAAATTTACTGCAACAGGAAGACCTATTGTTGATGAAAAAACTTTGAGTAACATTGAAAACATTCCTGAAGTTAAGATGATTGCGGATTATCTTTTACTTCAGAAGAGGATTGCTCAGATAGATTCCTGGATAGAAGCAGTAGAAGATGACGATAGAGTACATGGTTTTGTTATTCCAAACGGAACAATAACTGGCCGAATGAGCCACAGATCGCCTAACATGGCTCAAGTTCCTTCTATCAAAAGCCCTTTTGGAGTTGATTGCAGGTCTTGTTGGATTGCTTCTAAAGGACATAAATTGGTTGGAATAGATGCTTCTAGCTTAGAATTAAGGATGTTGGCTCATTATATGCAAGATAAAGAATTTACAAGGGAGATAATACATGGTGATGTTCACAAAAGAAATCAAGAAACTGCAGGACTTCAATCAAGAGATCAGGCAAAAACTTTCATCTATGCACTCTTATACGGAGCAGGAGATGCAAAGATTGGACAAGTGGTTGGAGGAAGCAAAAAAGATGGAGCAAGACTTAAACAACGTTTCTTTGCTAATCAACCTTCATTTAAAAGACTTAGAGAGAGAGTTTCAAAAGCATCAGCGAAGGGCTATCTCAAAGGATTAGATGGTAGGAAGATACACATAAGACACATTCATGCTTCTTTAAACAGTTTATTACAAGGCGCAGGAGCTATCGTAATGAAGAAAGCTCTTATCATGTTAAATGAAAAAGCAACAGAAAGAAGTTTAGATTTTAAATTTGTTGCTAACATACACGATGAATGGCAAGTAGAAGTAATAAATAAAGATGTAGAAGAGTTTGGATCTCTCGCTGTAGAAGCTATAAAGGAAGCAGGAGAACATTTTAATCTTGGTTGTCCTTTAGATGCCGAGTATAAAATAGGAGAGAATTGGAGTGAAACTCACTAATTCCGATTATCGAAAGTATCTTAGAGATAAAAGATACAGAAGGATAAACAAATATAAATTAGCCAAAGGATGTAAAGATTGTGGGTATGCTGAACATCCGAAAGCACTTTGTTTTGATCATGTAGTTAGAGAAGATAAGACAGAACTATTAGATGCTTCTAAAAGTGGTGCAAACATGTCAACTTTAGTTTGTAGAATCAACACCACCGATAAAGTTAAAAACAGACAATACATCAAAGAACTTTTTGATGAAATCAGAAAATGTGAAGTAAGATGTCAGAACTGTCACAGTATTAAAACATGGGAAGAAAGAGATTACATGCCACATGTTAGGAAAAACAAAGAAATAGTAGAAGAAAAATCTTGTTATCTTGAAAAACAAAGAGAATTTAATTTTTAAAAAGAGGAAAACTTATGAGCAGTAAAAAAACATTAGACACTTTGGTTTCAGATATTTATGAAACCGTATCAGTTTTAAACGAAGGTAAATCTTTAAACATTTCTGAAGAAGACATTCAAAAGTTTGGTACAGCAATGATGGATGTTTTAAGATCCTGGTCAACACCTAGAGATAGGTCTGATCAACATAACTTGCGCATGAGCAATGTCGGTAAGCCTATGAGACAACTTTGGTACGATTTAAAATCTGAAGAAGAACAAACACCTATTGCTCCTCATGTTTTTATAAAGTTTTTATATGGTCATATGTTAGAAGAAGTTCTTTTATTGTTAGCCAAACTATCAGGACATTCTGTAAAAGGAGAACAAAAGGAAGTTAATGTTGATGGTGTTATAGGCCACATGGATTGTATTATAGATGGAGAAGTTGTTGATATTAAAACAGCATCAGGATTCTCTTTCAAAAAATTTAAATACGGAACTTTAAGAGAAGACGATCCTTTTGGATACATGGCTCAACTATCAGGATACGAAGAAAACGAAGGAACAAATAAAGGAGGTTTTTTAGCTTTAAATAAAGAGACTGGAGAAATTGCTTTGTATTGTCCTGAAGAGTTAGACAAACCTAACATTAAAAAACGAATAAAAAACATAAAAAAAGCTTTAACTATTGACAACCCTCCAGATAGGTGCTATAATAGTATACCTGACGGAAAAAGTGGTAACATGAAACTCCCTACAGGTTGTGTTTACTGCCGTCATAAAAACACCTGTCACCAAGATGCTAACGAAGGAAAAGGCCTTAGAGTCTTTAAGTATTCTAACAAGTTAGTTTATTTTACAAAAGTTGCAAAAGAACCAAGAGTAGAAGAGATTACTTATGACTGAAGAAATACAAATTGACATCACTACTATACAATTAGATGATTTACTAATTGCTATAGGCGGTGTTTTATTTGCAGGAACAGAGATACAAGAAATAGATTCTGATCTATTGGAAAAACTTAAAGACTTACTAGAAACAGAAATAAACCTAAGAGAACTAGGTATGGATATGCCTGTTGATGAGACAGTACATTAAAATGAAAAGAGTACCAAGAAAGAAAAGACCAGTTGAAAAAGGACTACCAAAAGGATACGACTCTAAATGGGAGTACGATCTTCACCAAGAAGAACTACAACATTGGGAACATCATAAAGGAATAATTGAGTATTCAATTCCACATAAATATCATCCTGACTTTATTAGAATTATAGGTAAAAAAATTATTTATCTTGAGGCCAAAGGAAGATTTTGGGATTATGCTGAGTATAGTAAATACATACATATCAGAAAACAACTTCCCAAAGATTGTGAATTAGTTTTTTTGTTCTCTAATCCTTCAGCACCTATGCCAGGAGCTAAAAGAAGAAGAGATGGAACAAAGAGAAGCCACGCTGAATGGGCATCAAAGAATGGATTTAGATGGTACAGCGCAGAGAGTTTACCTAAAAAATGGAAAGAAGAGGAGGAACAATAATGAATTGTTGGTACTGTAATCATGACTTAATTTGGGGAGGAGATCACGATATTGAACATGAAAACGAAGAATATTCCATTGTTACTAATCTTTCTTGTCCTAATTGTAATTGTTTTGTAGAAGTTTATTTACCGAACTATATGAAAAACGAAGAGGAGGAGTAACATGGAAGAACTAATGGAACAAGCACATAAGATAATGGATGAAGATTTAGTTAATCATCCACCGCACTACAACAACGGCAAGATAGAATGCATTGAAGCTATTGAAGCCATGCTAACACACGAAGAATTTATTGGTTATCTAAGAGGAAACTCATTGAAGTATCGTTGGAGATTTAGATACAAGAATGGAGTACAAGACTTAGATAAAGCAGATTGGTATGAAAACAAACTAAAACAAATATTAAAAGAGAAGGAGAGAAATGGAAGAAGTTAAATTACCTACTACATATCAAGAGTTTATCCATCTTAGCAGGTACGCAAGATGGAATGAAGACTTAGGAAGAAGAGAAACTTGGCAAGAAACAGTTGCTAGGTATTTCGATTTTATGCAGAAACATTTAATGGACAATCACAATACAGACATTAGTAAAGAAAGACAAAGACTAGAAGAAGCTGTACTTAAATTAGAAGTTATGCCTAGTATGAGAGCATTGATGTCTTCAGGTAAAGCGTTAGAGCGTGATAATGTTGCAGGATTTAATTGTAGCTATGTTGCTGTTGATAATGTTCGATCATTCGATGAAACACTTTATATTCTTATGTGCGGTACAGGTGTTGGATTTAGTGTTGAAAGACAGTACATAAATAAACTTCCTGATCTTCCTGAAGAACTACATCCTACAGATACAGTTATAAAAGTTGCTGACTCCAAAATCGGTTGGGCAAAAGCATACAAAGAATTAATGTCTTTACTTTATGCAGGACAAATACCTGAGTGGGATCTTAGTAATATTAGGCCACAAGGAGCAAGACTTAAAACTTTTGGAGGAAGGGCTAGTGGACCAGCTCCTCTAGACGATTTAATTCGTTTTACAATTAATATTTTTCAAGATGCCATATCCAAAGGACAAAAGAAACTGGTGTCTATTGACTGCCACGATTTGATGTGTAAGATTGCAGAAGTTGTTGTAGTAGGTGGTGTTAGACGTAGCGCTTTGATCTCACTCAGCAACCTCTCAGATGAGCGTATGCGTAATGCTAAGTCAGGTTCTTGGTGGGAACACAGCCAACACAGAGCATTGTCTAATAACTCAGTAGCATACACAGATTCAGCAGAGATGGGTGCATTCATGAGAGAATGGTTATCTTTGTACGAATCTAAAAGTGGAGAAAGAGGAATATTTAACAGACAAGCATCTGAAGAACAAGCATCTAAAAACGGAAGAAGAAAAGAGTATAAAGATTTTGGTTGTAATCCATGTAGTGAAATCATACTAAGGAATAAACAATTCTGTAATTTAACAGAGGTTGTTGTTAGACCTAATGATACTTGGAAAGATTTAGAAAGAAAAGTAGAAATTGCAACTATTTTGGGAACTTACCAAGCAACACTAACTAACTTTAGATACTTAACAAAAGCTTGGAAAGACAATACAGAAGAAGAATCATTATTAGGTGTTTCTCTTACAGGTATTATGGACAATAAAAAGATGTATGAAGGAGATAACTTACCAAGAAGATTAGAAAGTTTAAAAAGAACTGCAGTAGAAGTTAACGAGGCATGGGCAGGAAGTTTAGGAATAGAACAATCTGTTGCAATAACATGTGTTAAGCCTAGTGGAACTGTTAGTCAGTTGGTTGATAGCGCTAGTGGGATACATACAAGACACAGCGAATACTATTTAAGAACTGTTCGTGCTGATAAAAAAGATCCTGTTGCTCAGTTAATGGTTGATCAAGGAGTATATCATGAAGACGATATTACTAAACCTGATCATACTTTAGTGTTTTACTTTCCAATTAAATCTCCTAAAAAATCTTTGACAAGAATAGATTTATCAGCTATAGAACATTTAGAAATTTGGAAAACATATCAAGACAGTTGGTGTGAACATAAACCATCGGCCACGATCTCAGTTAGAGAATCAGAATGGTTAAAGGTTGGCTCATGGGTATGGGATAATTTTGATAGAATATCAGGAGTTTCTTTTCTTCCTTATGCAGATCATTCATATCAACAAGCTCCATACCAGGAAATATTTGAAGATGAATATAAAGAATGGTTAAATAAAACAACTGATTCTGTTGATTGGTCTAAACTTTCTGATTATGAAAAGGAAGATATGACTGAAAACACTAAAGAACTGGCCTGTACTGCTGGTTCATGTGAGATACTATAATGGAAGCAACCTTACTCACTTTTAAAATTATATTAGACTCTAAAGGAAACATAGTATCTGATCTTGGAGGACTACCTATGAAAGACATAGACAAAGTTTTTAGAAATAAAGAAGATGCACAGGTTATCAAAAAGATTGTACACGAAGGCACAATAAAACTTCAAGGCATACATCGATACCTCGAAAATGAAATAACTGCTGTTCAATATGTTGATTAATTTGCCAACGGATTATCGTCTTGGTCTTCTATTCTTTTAACTCTGTTTTCTAAGTTATCTATTTCTACATTTACTGTAGAGATATCTAGATCAAGTACCTTAACCATGTTAGTGTTCTCTTTAACTTCAGGCACAATACTATCATCAATTGTCTTATTAATATATTCAACAGAAGTTTCGATAGCACTAAAGCGTTCTTCAATTTCTTGTTGAGCGTCTTCTGTACCTTCTAGTCTTCCTA